CCTGCAGGTACTAATACCCCATTGATAGCTCCACCTACTAAACCTCCACGCATTGTAGGGTCATTTAAGTATTTCCAATCTGTTTTGTAAAAGTCATAACCTCTACGGAATCCTGAGAAACCTAAGTTAAGAGCCATTTCTTCGTCATTGTCAAAAAGACCATAAGAAGTACCACCTGCTCCATAAGAGTTCTGAGAAGCTAACATATCATCAATATCAAATCCGAACTCTCTGTTTAAGAAAATAACATTCTCTTCAATAGATCCTTGCTTGTCTAATCTCTGGATAATAGAATCAAAATCAGCTAAAGATGTTGGGTTTCCACCGCTCCATACATTTCCTCTGTTTTCAACTACATAAAAAAGTCCTTCTGAACCTTTGTTACCTACGCCACTTGCTACACCTTCAACAATTGCTGCTGCACCTGAAGCTGCTTCAGCTGGTACTGCTTCAACCATTGCTGTTTCTAAGTAATCCTCAAAACGTAAACGAGTTTCATGTTCTGATTTCATATACCATAAGAAACCTGTTGCTCCATTTTCAGTTGTAACTTCAATCCATCCAATCTGTGCCATATCAGAACCACTTACTGCGTAACGGTCTTTAATGATAATTGGAGAGTTAGAGAAAATCTGATCATCAGCTTCTAATTGCCCTTGCATTCCGATAGATCCCTTTTGGAATTCAGAACCATAGATAAATAAAGAACATACAACACCTGCTGCAACTCCTTGTCCTGCTGCTTCATAAAAAGCGACATCAATTGTTCCTGCTGATGTATTTACCGCTGTTACAATAGCTTTGTTGCTAAGAACTGAAGCCGCTGTACTGTCAGGTAACATAATTGTTTGACCTACACGAATAGCTATAGAACCAGAACCTGGCACTAATACATCTCCAATAGTTAAAGTAGCTGTCAACTGTCCTGCTGCTGCTGCAGAAGTAACGGCTGTGTACTTTGTGTGTAACCTTCCTTGTTCTGCCCATTTAATAAGGTCTGAGTTAGAAGGCATCTCAGCACCAACCATTCTTAAGAATGATGCTACTGTTCTGTTTCCATAACGTTCAAATTCTTTTTCGTAAGTATCTGGAAGATACTGATTTAAGAAATCAAAGTTAGTAATATAATTTGTCTGTAATAAGACTTGTTCTGAACTTGGCTGTAAGTCAAAACCTGGTACTGCATCTAATGCCATAATTTTTTTGTTTTAAATTTTTATTTTTTACTTCTAATTTTTAATCCTCTACCACTTGTATCTGAAATTTGTCTAGCTTTAAAACCACCTTCACCAATCGCTTGAGGAGTTTTTCTTATCGACATGTTAACGTTTTTACTTTTTTTACTAACGTCTCCAATCGCATCAGATTTCCCTTGCTCATAAAAATAATTGGCAAAACGCTGAGGATCCATTGCAGCAGATAATGCTGAGTGCCATCCTTTAGCATCTTTGATTAAACCATCTTCACCAACATATTTGCCGATAAAATTATTTAAATCACTTTGCTTAGACTTCATTTCAGTAACATCACCATAAGAATAATTTACGTTTTTATCTCCTACTTTGAACTCAAAACCTTTGAACTCAGAATTAAAAACTTCATTAGTTTGTTTTTTAAAAAACTCACCTTTTCTTCTAGCAACATCTTCAGCTGACTTTGAATTTTCTATATAACTCTTATAGGCTTGTATATCTTTATTCTGTTCTTCAGAAATAGAATTCCCACTTGACTCAAGAGGAGTACTGTATTTTTCTTTAAACTCATTAAGATATGTTTTAGCCTTTGAAAGTTCTCTTTTTTTAGCAATAGTCTTTTTCTTTATATCCTTCTCATCATCCATATCTTCATCATATGAAAACTTCTCATCTATCAAGTAATGAATGTCTTCATTGTCTAAATCAGACTCTGTTAAAGAATAATACTCTGCTAATACTTGGTCTTCATTTAAAGTATCGTAATCTTTATTTACTTTTACGAAATCTTCAAACCCACGTCCTGTGTTCTTTTTGTAATCTAAATATTTAGATACATCTTCAGGTAATTCGGCAACTTGCTCTCTTTCAGCAAATAAATCATCTACAGATGATATATCTTTATTATATCTATTTTTAATATATGAAATAACATCTTCGTCTTTTAGGGTTGGTGCTTCTACTACCGTATCGGCAACTACCTCATCTTCAATATTAATCTCAGTAGAAATGTCATTAACTTCAGCGTCATGCTTTTCTAACAACTTTTCTTCTACCTCCTGCACTGATTTCCCTGGCATAGAGTCTAATGATTTTACTTTAATTTCCATTTGATTTTATTTTTACAAAGTTACATTTAATTTGATTTAATATTTAAGGTATTATATACTAGAATAACGTCTGCTATTAGCCCATAATACTCTCTTAGTTTTTCCTAACATACTTTTTTTACTTACCCTATTGTTAAAATCATTACGTATTTGATTTAACTGAGGCCCACTTGCTTTTTGCATATATTTAATTATTTATCTAGGCTCAAACTCAGATAAGTCAAATCCATCAAGGCTATCCTCATTAGATTCAAACGTTACAGGAGCTGAGTTGTTTTTTCTTTGTTCTATTAATTTTGATTGTTCTGTACTAGATTGAGATATTCTATCAGACTTAGCAGTTTCTCTTTGAGACTCTCTTTTCTCTAAAGCAATCTGATCCATCTTTTTTAAGTCAATATCTACACCTTTTAATTTCATTTGTAATGAAAACTCAAGATTCATTAGCTCCGCTTTTATAGACGCTTCTCCTCTCATTTTCTGAACACTAAAATTCATCTTAGCCTCTTCTAATTGAACTAAAGCTTGTTGCTCCATTTGGAATTGCTGCATCTTAGCCTGAGAAGCCATTTGTTGAGACTGTTGATTTATTTGTGCTTGTTGTTGAGCCTGTGCTGCTTGTTGTTCTTTTTGAGAATCTTCCTTAGCTTTTCTTTTTAGCTTTAAAACTTGATTAGCTAACTTTAAATTTCTGATTTCTCTAATGTCAATTGCATCTTCTAGGTTTATAGAATCTCTCTGTAAAGCCATCTGAATGTTTTGCTCTAACATCTTTCTTTCTTCCTCATCAGGTTCTATTTCTATGAATATACCAAAGTCACTTAAATACAACTCGCTTATTTCCTCTAAAATACCTACATTGAATTTACCTATTTGGTTGATGAATTCCTCTTTAAAATCAGAGTACTCTAAAACATCGGAAATCCTACTAGATAATGAAGTACATAATCTTTGTGTTATTTGAAGTCCAGAATCTAATATATGCCTAGTAGCTGTATTACTGCTCAAAGCTGCTAATTTTTGTAATCCAACTAATGAATAAGAATCAGGAGTCGATCCGTCTCTAGCTTCATTTAGCCCTGTTACATCTCTTAACATTTGCATATAATGATTATAAGTTCCTATTAAACTTTGAATCTTTCCTTGCCCTGAATTACTGTTTAATTGCTGGATAGGAACTTTTGCTTGATTATAATCTCCATCTTGAGTATAACTCCTTCCAATAACACTACCTGTTTGGAAAAACATTCTAAGTGCGTCCTCTGGGCTATATGCTTGTCCAGTCCCTAAATCTACTTCATTAAGTCCGTCTGCATCTATGAATACTCCATCAGGAACAATTCTAGAAATTACCTGTTGAAGTTTTAAATGAGTAATTTGAATTAAGTCGGCAAACGTAATCATACGTCTTGTAAGCGACTCAAATACACCTTTATACATTCTAGGAGCACAAGCTACATACTCAGGATATACTTCCTGTGATGCTGATTTAGGTCTAGACATGTTCTCGGCCATCTCCCATTTTAAAAGAATACTAGTACCCATTACCATCACTCCTTCATACCAAACATCTATAGTTTTAGATACTTTTTCAAAATTCCCCTCCTCCATCATTTCTACTGTAGGATTGAAAGTGTCTTCTTTTTCAATTACTCTTTCTGCTCCAACTGCATTGACTTTTTTCTTATAAGTAAAAGTATGAGTTGTTTTATAATTAAAAAATAAAACAGTAGCACTATCTTTGCTAAATAAACTATTATTATAGTACTGAGACGTGCTATTATAATCATACCAACTTTGACTAGATTTAGATATCTCATCCATATCTTGTCTTGTTAATGTGGTATCTATTTTCTTTAATTCTGTAATCGGAAGGGTTTTAATTTCACCCCAATAAAAACAATCTTCAAAATGAGGATTTTCAGTATAACTATAAACTACATTAGCAGGATCCACATATTCAATAGCGATTCCTGAACCTGGTTTAAAAGAGTTTTTACAAATACCTATTCCTAAAACAGTTTGATCGTAATATATTTGTTTTTGTATTTCATAATACCTATTTTCAGCCAACACTGTATTAATCGCCTCTTCCGAAGCTATTTCAATAGAAGGCTTGTACTTAAGTTGCATATGCAATGACAGTTCTTCTGAGGTATTTGGAATATCTTCTTCTGAAGTGGTAAACACATCTATTCCTGTTTGCTCTTGAACCTGTTTCATTACTGGTTTTGCCAGCATATCCTTTTCTAAAGACACTTGATATTTGCTTCTTTTATCCAAAGACATTCCGTCTTGAGCGTAAGCATTTATCTTAAACACTCTGTCAGCCATTCCATTTACAACAATATCTACAAACTTTGGTATAATAGGTACTGGAGTCCAGTCAAGATTTAAATAACTTAAATCACCATCTATTGCTAATTCATTTTTATATTTAGCGACTGATTGCTCTCCACGAGCATATAATCTTAATCTATGGAAATCTGCCCATTGATTATAGAATCTACTTTGCCCACCATCTTTTCTAAACCATTCGTATTGAATAGCTTGTCCTATTTGTAATCCAAACTCAAAGGATTCTTTTTCTTTGTCTGAAACAAATTGACTAGGAAATCCAGTTGCGTTTAACGTGATTTTTACGTCCTCCATTTATTTTATAATTTGGCTATAACTTCCATTATTGTCATATCTTGCAAAGTTAAGTTTTATTTTTGATTTATTTTTAACGGGCTGATAAAGATTTTTTTGAGTAGCCATTATAGCTAATCCAGAACTAATTGAAGCATCAAATTTTGTTCTATTATTAATATCAAATCTTGCCCAATCTTCTAAAGTCCTAATAAAATACATTGAACCTATTGAATCAGATTCTCTAAAAGTACCTGATAAATCAAATCCTACGTGTTTTTCAATATATGATTCTATAGCTGCTGCATGAGCTTGTTTTATATCTTCTGAACTGTTAGGCATACCGCCTAATTCTTTTTCTGTTTTTGATAGTTTAGTATATATCTTGTCAGGTCTATTCATTGAAAATCCTCTATACCCTCTATTTTTAAAATGATATAATAAACGTGGCTTATTGTTTTCAATAAGGATTGGCATCCCATAAAAGACACATGCCATCAATACATCTTCAAAAAATATCTCTGCAGTTTGAGGTCTAGCTACATACTCTAAAAAGAATTCATTTGTAGGGCCATCATTCATATGGAATTTTGTCATACCATGCAAAGCACCATTAGAAGCTCCACCTCCAACAGTTCCAGATATATCATAACTATCACACCCGAAAGCGCCCATATGGTCATTCTCAGGATATTTAATTCCGTTTTTAAAATAATATTTATTTTGTAATTCTTTTTTTGGAGTCCATGTTACATAAAACCTACCTCTATCATTTGGTGAGAAAATAACCTCTGTATCTTGTATTCCATTTTTCCAAGAAAATGAGCCTCTAGTTACAAATCTATCCTTCATTAAAGAATCATTGTAATCTATTTGCTGATATAGTTTTTGTAAGTTAAATAATGACTGTTTGCTTTCATCTCTAAAAGCATGAGATTCTGTCCTTGGAAACTGTCTATAATATTCATTTAATCCATCAGGATCAGATTTAAGTCCTTCAACTTCATTATCCCAATGATTGATTACACCTTCATCTATAACCCCTCCTAAAGGTCCTTCTAATTCTTTTTTAGGCTCATCAAATACAGGATATCCATATATGTCAATAAACCCTTCATAATTCCATTCCATTGGAATAAATAATGAATATAAGCCTGATTTAGTTTGTCCATTTTTGTTTCTAGTTCTTATATCAGAGTCTGAGTATAATTTTTTAAAATTACCCCCACCTTTTTCAAGAGAGTTTGATGTACTGCCCATCATACATTTTCCTATAATTCTAGAACCCAACCTAAGACAAGTCTTAGTGACTCTCCAGTTATTTAATATATTATCAGGTCTCTCCCATTTTCCTGACTCATCATGAGCTAATATTTTTAATTTCTCCCCATCATATGAGTTGTCTCCTGTATTCTTCCAGTCAATAGTGGTATCAAGACCTTCTAATTCTTCAGCAGATTGATTAGCATCAAGTTTCTTTCTAGTAAGCTTGGAAGCTGGAACTCTATAAGCAAGTTCTGTCTTAGGTCTATCCATACCATCTTGTATAGGTTTAAAGAAAAACGGATAATTAAGTGATATAGGAACAACTTTATCTGTAAACATCTTCTTAGCATCTGATCCTGATTTAGATAAAATCCCAAAACGTGAATCTCGTGAAGTAGTTGCTGAATGCACAAGTTCTGATGAAGCCATAAATGAAAACCCGGAACGTCTATTCTTAAGATAACACATACCATACGCTCTTACATCTGCCTTACAGGCTTCCCAAAAAATATAGAATAATCTATTTGACTCTCTAAAGTCTGGTTGACCAATATCAATCTTCGTCCAACTCAAGTACATATAATGAGAACCTGTTACATAAGTAGCAACATCCTTGTTCTTAAACCAAAATCCTTCATCTCTTCTCTTAAACTCTTTGTCAATATAGTCGTACCATTTTTCTTTAAACTTCTCAGGATATTTATCCCAATCAAATACGTTTTTAATTTTACTTAATTCTTTAGGATATTCTATCTTATCCCAATGATTATTTTTAAAACTATATACGTCTTGTTTTTTTGGTAAAGCTATTTTTAAGTTTTGAATTTCATATATCTCACCAACTGTACCGTCCTTAGAGATAACAACCATATCAAACTCTTTATTATACCCATACTTCCATCTCTTAGATTTGTTGTAAGACTTTAGTACCTTTTCAGGGATAACATTATCAAATATTTTATATAAAGTTTGTTTGTACATTATTTCGATCTACCTTCAGCAAAGCCCTTAAACTCAGATCCTTTAGTGTTCTTATTACTAGTATCAAGCATACTATTCTCTTCTTCAATTTTTGTTAAAATTTCGAAAGCATCAAATATAGCCAATTTTTTAGATGATGCTGCATTCTTTAATTTATCTGCGGCAATCTCAGGAGATAATCCCTCTAAGTCTTTTTTTAAAATATTTTCATTCGCAACTTTTATAAGTTCCTCAACAGCTTTTTTACCTGCTTTAATTATTGCTAACTTTAATTTACTATTGTCCATGCGTAGTATTTTTTATAAAACCATTGTTATATTTTTATCAAACATTCTATAAAGTTGCTCTCCATCAACAGTAAATTCATATTCACTATCTGGCTGAAATGAAATCTTATCTCCTTTATTAATACCTTTACTAATTAAGTATTCGTTAGGATATTTAATTATCCCCATTAACGGCTCTTCAGTTTCGTGAGTTTTAAGATAATGGTTACCTACTTTTTCAATAGGCTTAATCATGCAGTATTTAGAATGAGCTTGCCATTCTTCATTTCGCTTGTACATAAAAAACTGATCGTCATCTATAAAAAACAAATCATCCTTAAAGAAGCTCTTTCCGCTCCTTTCTCTCCCTTTCATGTCATTGTAGTACTTAAATACATTATGATGCACTAAAAGGGTGTCTCCTGGCTTTATAGGGCCTGTATAGTTAATTGGAGTTTCGACAACTATTGCATATCGATTTGCTGAAGTATGATCTTCTTTAGAGGTGCTTGTTATAAAATTAACATTTCCAATCTCTATAGTGTTATCATACCTTTTGTCATTGCTTGGTTTTACAATGAAAAAAAAAGGTGATTTCATTCAAAATTTATATTATATTCAATAGAGATAGGCATAGTATCAGTAAACTCTTTCCATAAAACTATTTCATCTTTATTATTATTTATCCATATAACAATAGAATCCCTAGAAGAATCAAATTTAATAAGATGAATCTTATAGTTCCCTCCAAGAATCTCTTGACCTTTAATATAGTGCATAGCACCTGATTTATAATCAGGTCCTACTGATATCTTACGTATATCCATTTT